AAGCAAAAGGTCTGGGTTTATTTTATGAATAAAAACAAACTTGAATTTGATGATTGGGCTTCAGCAGACAAGATACATTTAGGGGTTAAAATCATAGGTTATTTTGAGACTTTAGGTCTTATAACCCACGAGAACAGAAGAACCGCTAGGAATAGAACTACTACTTTTGTAGTGGCCACAGACAAACTTCTTGAGGAGATTAAAAATTATAATATCCGCAACGAAGCATTACACCCAACTTTCTTACCAATGTTAATGCCACCAATGGATTGGACTAGTCCTTTTTCAGGTGGGTATTACGGAAGAAAATATAATCAAACAAACAAAGCAGAGGACATAGCAAATGCACTACAACATCGTAAAGAGTACAAATAGAAGATATTTAGAAGAACTTAAAAATAGATTTAGTGATATGCCAAATGTCATTAATTCTCTAAATATTTTACAAAAAACTGAATGGGTAATTAACAAAGAAGTTCAAACAGTTTTTAATAAATGCGTAGACTTAGGATTACAATTTGGAAAACTTCCAATCAATCCTAATGAAATAGAACTTCCACCTAAACCCATAGACATTGCAACTAACAAAGAAGCATTAATCAAATGGAAACGAATGGCTTCTAAAGTTTATGAAAGACGAGCTAAAAATAAATCCAAACATATTCAAGTCTTAATGATTAAAGCTGAAGCTGAATTGTTAAGTGGCTTTGATGGTTTTTATAATGCTCTACAATTTTGTAAGCGAGGAAGAATTTATCCAAAACCTGCAATGCTAAATATGCAATCTGCTGATTATGCAAAAGGATTATTAAAATTCAAATACGGAAAACGTATGGGAGATAATGATAGTTATGGTTACTTTGCAATCGCAGGAGCTAACTTGTTTGGTGAAGTAGATAAAGGAACTATTCAAGATAGAGTTCAATGGATTGAAAAGCACGAACAAAAAATTCTATCTGTAGCTAAAACACCTTTTGATGATAAGTGGTGGCATCAAGCTGATAAACCATTTCAATTCCTAGCTTGGTGTATGGAATATAAAAACTTTGCTGAAACAGATTATGATGCAAGTTTTATAACTACATTACCTATACAGGCGGATTGTTCTAATTCAGGACTACAACATTATTCAGCAATGATGAGAGATGAAGTTGGCGGAAAAGCTACTAATCTTATTGATGATGAAAAACCAAATGATGTTTATGCCATAGTAGCTGAACGTGTAATTCAAAAGTTAAAATTAAGAACAGATGAACTTGCAAAAAAATGGTTAGCTTATGGAATAGATAGAAAAATTTGTAAGAAGCCAGTTATGTGCTTACCTTATAGTTTAACTAGATACAGTTGCAGAATGTATTTAGCAGAACACGTAAATCAACAACTAAATGAAAGAAATATTCCTCACAATTTTGGCGATGATTTATTTGAAGCTACTAGATATTTAACTCCTATAGTTTGGGAAAGTATCTACGAAACAATACAAGGTGCTAGAGACATTATGAAATTTTTAAAAACAGTTTCATCTTTAGTGTCTTCTGAAAACTTACCAATCAACTGGACTACTCCGTTGAACTTTCCAGTTCAGATGGCTTGTTATTCTATGCAAAGTAAAAGAGTAAAAACTAAAATGGGTGAAAGTATATTAATGCTTTCTTACCAGCAGGAAACTCAAAAGATTGATAAACGTAAGACTTCACAAAGTATTTGTGCAAACTTTATTCATTCTTTAGATGCTAGTGTTTTACAATTAGCTGTAGTTAAAGCCCATCAAGCAGGGATAGATAACTTCTCTGTTATCCACGATAGTTTTGGTGTGGTTGCTCCTGATACGCAAATTATGGCCAAAGCTATAAGAGACAGCTTTTGTGAAATATATTCTAAAGATGTCTTAAAGAATTGGGCAGATGAAATGTTTGCAATGCTGTCTGCCAAAAACCAAAGAAAATTCCCAACTATACCTTCTAAAGGAAATCTAGATTTAGAAGCAGTTAAGAACTCAAAGTTCTTCTGTATATAAACAGTAAGCAATACACAGGTGGATTGATTGGTTGCACTTATAGATAACAACAAACAATCAAAGGAGTAAAAAATGATTGAAGCAAAAACAATGGTAACACCTATTGGAGAAGCTGTTTATCCTAGACTACTTAAACCTGATACAAAGTTTAATGAAGCTGGAGAATACAAGGTTACCTTAAAAATAAAAAAACAAGACGCAGTTACAATTTTATCTGATTTAGATAAATATTTAAATGACAGTCTAGCCACGTTTGAAAAGGAAGCTAAAGGTAAGAAATTAAAATTAGCTCCAAAACCTTATTCAGTAGAAGGTGATTTCTTTCTTGTTAAAATGAAGATGAAAGCAAGTGGCATAAATAAAAAAACTAAACAACTATTTACACAAAGACCAATAGTTGTTGATGCAAAGAAAAACCCAGTTCCATTAGATACATTCATTGATAGTGGTTCAAAATGTAAATGTGTTTTTGATGCAATTCCTTACAACAGTCCAATGACTGGAGCTGGAATTACATTAAGACTTAAAATGGTTCAAGTAATTGAGTTGGTAACAAGAGCAAAAGTAGACCACCTTTTAAAAGAAGAAGATGGTTACGTTACTGAAAAAGTAGAAACAATCTCAAATGAAATATCCCAAGTTCAAACGAGTGCAGATTTCTAAGTCTGTTACACTTAAATCTGGTTTAGAGGAAGTAATCTATAACTACTTAACAAATAAAAAAGTTAAATTTATTTATGAAGGTTTTAAGATTACTTACTCTATGCCTGAACAAAAGAAAACTTATTCAGTAGATTTTCCTTGCAGTAATCTTTTGATAGAAACTAAAGGAGCATTTAATTCAGCAGATAGAAAAAAACATAAATTAATAAAACTACAAAATCCTGATTTAGATTTAAGATTTATATTTTCTAATTCCAAAACAAAGATTGGAAAGAAATCAAAAACAACTTATGGCAAATGGTGTGAACTATTTGGTTTTAAATATCACTGTATTGCTACAACAAAAAAATCATTCCCAGAGGAATGGTTAAGCGAGATTAAGGAAACAAACGATGCCAAGAAGTAAAACTAATTTTATAGTAATTCACTGTTCACTATCAAAACCATCAATGAATGTTGATGCTAAAGTAATTGATAGATGGCACAGAGAAAGAAGTTGGTTAAAGATTGGTTATGCTAGAGTTATTAAAAGAGATGGAACAATAGAACAGGGCAGACAAGATGATGAACACCAAGCTCACGCAGTAGAAATAAATGACGTAAGTACTAGTGTTTGTTTAGTTGGTGGCTTGTCAGAAGATAATAAAAACGAAGATAATTTTACTTCTGAACAATGGGAAAGTTTACATAAATTATTATCAGAATGGGTTTTAAAATATCCTGATGCAAGAATTATAGGCCACTACCACGTTAATCCTGCGAAGACTTGTCCAAACTTTGACGTAGATAAATATTTACAACAGGAAGATATACCAAATTACAAATGGTCTTTTGGTACTGTAAGCGAAAATGAAATAGAAGAACACAAGAAAGCAGATGCTTTATAATGAAGAAAGTAAATTTCTTTATCACGCACCTTGTCCTGATTGTGGTTCAAAAGATAACCTAGCAGTTTACAGCGATAATCATACGCATTGCTTTGGTTGCAAAGCTACAAAATATCCTAATACGCAAGAACAAATTCACAAAGAAGCAATTCAAAAAAAGGCAACTGATATGATTGACGGAACAATACAAGCATTACCTAAAAGAAAAATTAATCAAGAAACTTGTAAAGTATTTAATTATGAACAAGGTTTTTATAATGGACAACCAGTTCAAATAGCAAATTATTATAATAAGAATTATCAAAAAGTTGCACAGCATTTAAGATTTCAAGACAAATCTTTTATTTGGTTAGGTGATTTAAATTCAGCTTTATTGTTTGGTCAGCAAAACTGGAAAGATGGTGGCAGAATGATTGTCATTACAGAAGGTGAGATAGACGCAATGTCTGTTTCTCAATTAAACAATAATAAATATCCTGTTGTGTCTGTACCTTCAGGAGCTTCGTCAGCAAAAAAATATATTAAAAAAGAATTAGAATGGTTATCAAAATTTGAAAGCATTATTTTAATGTTTGATAATGATGAAGCTGGAGTTCAAGCAAGTATTGAATGTGCTACAGTATTACCAGTTAAAAAAGTTAAGATAGCAAAACTTCCTGCAAAAGACGCAAATGAATTATTACAAGAAGACAAAGGTGATAAGATTATTGATGCGATATGGGGAGCAAAAACTTATACACCACAAGGAATTATTTTAGGAGCAGATACAAAAGATTTACTTCTTAATGATGATGAAGTTGAAAGTATTCCTTATCTTTGGAATGGCTTAAATGAAAAATTATTAGGAATAAGATTTGGTGAACTTGTACTATTAACTGCTGGTTCAGGCACAGGTAAATCTCAAGTATGTAGAGAAATTGCTTATGATGTAATTCAAAAAGGATTTAAGGTTGGCTACATTGCTTTAGAAGAAAGTGTAAAAAGAAGTGTAAGGGGGATTGTTTCTATTCCAATTAATGCTCCCATACATAACCCATTAGTTAAGAAAACAATATCTAATGAAACTATAATTAGTTCTTGGGAAAAAATAAAAGATAAGATTTGTTTCTACGACCACTTTGGTTCTAGCGACAGTGAAGATTTAACAGGCCGTATTCGTTATATGGTTCAAGGTTTAGACTGCAAAGTTATATTCCTAGACCATATTTCAATAGTTATTTCAGGTTTAGAAGAAGGTGATGAAAGACGTTTAATAGACAATACTATGACTAAACTCCGAAGTTTAGTTGAAGAACTTAAATGTGCAATGTTTGTAGTTAGCCATTTAAAAAGACCTGACAGTAAAACAGGACACGAAGAAGGCCACACTACTTCTCTTAATCAATTAAGAGGTTCTCATTCATTAGCTCAATTATCAGATGCAGTAATTGGTTTTGAAAGAAATCAGCAATCTGAAAATGAAAGCAATCTTATGAATGTAAGAGTTTTAAAAAATAGATTTTCTGGTGACACAGGAATTGCAACAACTTTAATTTACAACAAACAATCAGGCAGACTTACAGAAGGACAATTTGAATGAACCATAAAACTTTAGAGAAATTTATTCTCACTTATTTAATTGAGAGAGACGAATATCTTAAGCTATCTACAAGACAACAACAGATAGTTTATGAAACTTGTAAAACAATTATGACTGCAATTTATAATTCAATTAAATTTGAAAATGTATTTCCAGTTATAATGTGTGGAGATGTTGAAGCTCAAAAAATAATTAATAAAGCTCTTAAAAATATTTCTACATTTCTTCCTTCAACAGAAAAAATAACAATAGCGGTAATACACTAATGGATAATTTTATTTTAAAAAGTTTTAGAGACCAAGTTCAAAGAGATATTGATAGGCATATAAAAATAAGAAATTATATTGTAATTTTTATTTT